AGGGAGGAGCTGCCCGACCCTGCGCTGCAGGATCTGGCACGCTAGACTGCCCACAGCAACACCCCCCAAGCCTCTCAGCGACGCTCAAACAGCGGGGGTCACTCCTCCACGAATCGGCAGAGCAGTGAAGGGCAACTGCGCTATACTAGGCCGACGTTATCCCCCGCTGACATCGTTCGGTAGGGAGACGGTTGCCCCTCGACCCATTCGGCAAGGGCAGCACCACCGGCCCAGCTCCCCGGTCAAGCGCTGGGAGGATCCCCGGTAACAAGCCCCCTGGATCGGCAGGGGCAACCCAGAGCCCAGTCCCCTGTTCCGCCCTAATGAGGCATCTCACGGCTGGGCCATCTCTTGAGTTTCGTCGCGGCGCTGGTCAGGCGGCTGCAGCCGGGCTATAGATTGTGGTGGGACGGCGCCCGGACAGGCCCGCCCCATGATCAACTCACTGGAGATGAGCGATGACTCAAGACTACCAAGGCCCGCCGGCCCCGCCGCCGCCCAGTCTGACAGACGAACCGGTGCAGGAGTGGTGGAACGAAGCGTTGTTGCCGGGCGGGCCTCTGACCTTAGCCAAACTTCGCCACCTCGCCAACCGCGCCGCGGCATGGGCCTGGGAGCAGGCCATGGCCACCCTGGCCGAGCGCGAGCAGGCCGCTGCGGACGCTGAGCTAATGGCCGTGAATGGCTGGCTCAGGTGCTTGGAGAAAGGGCCTATAACGGGCATTCGTGCCGAATTGACTCCCTACCACTTGGTCAGGCTTGCCCGCGATCTCCGCGCCGCCCGCCGCCCCAAGCCGCCGACCCTGGCCCAGCCCACCCCACCCGCCGAGGGTGAGGTGGCGGAGCTGGTGGAGTGGATTCACCGACAAGCTGTTCATGGGCCTGACGCCGACGAATGGCGCCGCGCCGCCGAGCTGCTGGCCCAGCGCTACCCCGAGCCGGTGCCTGTGGGTGAAGAACCCTGGGAGCGCGAGGGGTGGTGTGACGAGCTGGGTAGGTGCTGGTTCGGGGCACCGCAGGATGGCGCCGCTGACGCCGGCTGGATTCTGCGCAAGCCATCGGAGCGGTTGTCGCATCAAACCGTCAGCCTCCCCGCCCACGCCCTGCCGCTGCCTGCGGGGGAGGTGAAGTGATGGCGTGGCAGCCCATGAGCACTGCGCCGCGAGATGGCACCGAGATCCTGGTCAGCGACTACGACGCCATTGAGATCATCTCATGGGATAGTGATAACGGCATATGGCGAACCAGGGACTACGGCTACTTCTACCCATCCGCGTGGCAGCCCCTGCCCGATCATCCACCCCTACCCACCGAAGACCGCACATGGCCCACACCTACATAGACCAGCATCAGCCCGATCAGGGGCACATTCGGTTTGAGTTCTCCGTTTTGGACCGGGACGGCTGGTGCGTGGCCGGTGGTGATGCCCCCACCCACGCCCAGGCGTTGAGAGAGGCCGAGCACTACCTCGCCCAGTACCAACAGGACGGCCCGCACACCCTGGAGTTGCGCCGCGTCGAATTGCTGCCCCCGCCCCCGCTGTCGCCCCGCCCCCCGCTGTGGCAGGAGATGCAGGAGGCCGCCATTGCCGCGCCTCTGGCTGCTGGCAGTCCTGCCGGCGCCCACTACCGGAGCACCATCACTGGGCAGATCCGCGCCGTGCGGGACTACATCCGCGCACACGTTCCCGGCTATGGTTGGCACCCTTGGCAGATTCAGCAGATCGTGGACCTGCTCAACGCCGAGGTCGAACGCGTAGAGCTCGGCAGTCCCTGAATGCTTGCAGCAGCGCCGCCTGTTTGTGATGTCGCTCCCATCCCCCGGCCTAGACTGACCACCAGCCTGCCGCCCTGCTATGCCCGTCGCTACATCCGTCACTGAACAGGTGATCGCCGCGGCCGTCAGTGTGATCACTGCTGCGGCTGGTGTCGGCGGTCGCGTCTACCGTGATCGAAACGAGGCCTTTGCGCGGACTGAAACTCCAGCTGTATTGATTGAGCCTGCCAGCATGCCGGCAGATGATCGACACAGCAACTGCCGCACCGCCTGGACCCTGCTGCTGCGCGTTGTCATCATCGTCCGCGGCGGATCGGTGAGCCTGCTGGCGGATCCAATCCGGGTGGCAATTCATCATGCCCTAATGACGAATGCCACCCTTGATGGGTTGGCGATGGCGTTGCGACCGGCGCGCAGTGTGCCGGCCGTAGACTGGGACCATGACCCAGGCGACAACATGCCAGGTCTGTGCATTCTCAGCTATGAGATCGAGCACCGTAGCCTGACTGTAGACCTCACCATTCCGTGATGCGTAGCCTGAAGCCAGAGCCGCCTCCGCTGCCTACTGCTGCCGGCAGCTGGACCCTATCCAGCGACGGCAGGGATTGGCTGCCAACAGCAGCCAGCCAACCCGCCCAACCCGCGAACAAGGACGATGCCATTGCTGACCCGGAAATCACTGCTGACGTTCGCCCCTGAGGCGACGTACAACACGGCGCCATCGACGGGTTACATCGCCCTGGAGGTGCTGCGTGATCCCGATGTAGCGCCATTGGTGGCGGATCGCGCCGCACGCGAAACGGTGCGGCCGTGGCTGGGCGCCGATCGACAGCGGCTGATCAATCGGCGGGTCACCGCCAGCTTCGATTGCTACATGGCAGGCTCCGGCACCGCTGGGACAGCACCAGCATTTGGTGGCCTGCTGCTGTCGTGCTTCATGTCTGAGGCCATTGTGGCCAACACCAGCACCACCTACACCCTGGCGCATTCTGGTGTTTCAGGCAGCAGCACGATTCGATGGCATACCGATGGCATCCGCCACCAGATCACCGGTGCGCGTGGCAATTTGACCATGAGCATGGCAGCCGGTGAATATGGACTGTTCAAGTTTGAGATGCAGGGCATCTACTCGCAGCCGACTGAAGTCAGTCTGCCATCGGCTACGTTCACCAACCAAGCTGCGCCGGTGGAGATCAGCGCCAGCGCAACGACCGGTGTGTCGATCAACAGCGTGGCACGGTGCATGAGTGAGTTCGAGCTGAACATCGGCAATGAGCTGGTGTATGAAAACCTGGCGGGGTGCAGCGAACAGATCGAGATCAACAGCCGCAACCCCGAGGGCCGCATCCAGGTGGAGTCCACGATGCTGACCGGCACCGGTTCGCAGAACGTCTACGCCCTGGCCGAAGGCTCCGCCTTGGTACCGATCGGCTGGACTCATTCCGGTGGGGCAGGCAGTATCATCACGATGTCGCTGCCCAACTGCGACATTAATGAGCCCTCCCTGACGGACCGCAACGGGAAACAGTTCATGGACATTCCGTTTGCGCCCATCGCGACCAGCGCCACCAGCGAGCTGTCGCTAGTGTTTACCTGATCCCATCGTCACTGTTTCATGCCGTTTGTTCTACAGGCCAGTCCAACGTATTGGTGGCCGGTGCCATTTGAGATGCCAGCTGACGGCGGGAAGTATCGCCGCGAAACCCTAGACCTGGAGTTTCGTCGCCTTCCTCAGTCGCGGGTGGAGAAGATCATGGCGGCCGAGGTGGAGCTCCATCATGCGGTCCGCACTGGTGCGGACAATGTCCCCGAGCTGATGGCCATCGTCCGTGCTCACGCTGCGGAGGTGGTCTGCGGCTGGCGCGGAATGCTTGAATCAGACGGCGGGCCAGAGGTGCCGTTTAGTGAAACCAGCCTGCAGGTATTCCTGGATCTGCCTGGTGTTGCGCAGATCATCTTGTCGGTGTATAGCGACAGCCTGCCGAAGGCCAAGGAAAAAAACTCACGGGCGCCGCGGACTTCTGGTTCATAGGAGATGGCGGCGGGACTCAGGAAAAACTAGAGCAACAAGCGGAGGCGTTGAATGTAATTGGATTACCTGAACAGCATGCACCGGTTCAGGATTATGACGTGTGGCCCGAGCATCAAGAAGCGGTGGCTGTCTTCCTGTCATGCTGCGACCAGTGGCGAACTGGTCCTAGTGGAGTGACCGGGCTGGATCTTAATGTCGCCTTTCAGTTCTGTGATCTCTACAATGTAGAGGATAGACTTCAGCTGATGGCTGATCTGCGCATCATCTCAGCCCGCGCCCGCGAGCTGCTCAACAGCAACCAGAGGACCTGACCATGGCCGTGACGATGGATGCAATCCTGAAGCTCCGCGCCATGGTGCAGGGCACCGGTGCGGTGGATGCGTTGACGGGTGGCATCAAGAGGTTGAGCGCCACGGCTCAGGGCGCGAGCGGTGGCTTCCGCCAGCTGGCCGGCAGCATGGGTGGGCTGGTTGGTGGGCTGCAGATGCTGACCCCACTGGCAACGGGCGCCGGACTGCTGGGCCTGGCATCCAATTCGATCAAGGCCGCGGAGGGGATGTATGACCTGGCGCAGCGAACGGGTGTATCGGTTGAAGCGCTGAGCAGGTTTCGGCGGCCTGCAGCAATGGCTGGCACCGACATCGAGGGGGTGGCAAAGGCGATGCAGAAATTGTCAAAGGGCATTGCAACGGGAAGCGGCAGCGCAGTAAATGCACTCAAAAAATTAGAAATCAGTACGGTAGACGCATCAGGTAAGATGAAAAGCATTGATCAGATCATGCTAGAGATTTCAGACCGATTTGCCGTAATGCCTGAAGGCATTAAAAAGACGGGTCTTGCAATGGAACTCTTCGACCGCAAAGGTGCCGAGATGATCCCGATGTTGAATGAAGGCGGCGCAGCGCTATCGAAGTTCAAGGGCATTACAACGGAGTATGCACAGCAAGCGGACGAAGCGGGCGACGCCATGGTGCTGCTGCAGGGAAAGATCGGCGCCATTGGTGGACAGGTCGCA